TACTTAGGCACGCGCTTGCCTGCATAAGTGTGGAACTCGCCGTCAGCCTGCTCGACCTGAGTCACGGCGCCGTACAGAGTGCGGCCACACGCAGGAGCGGTCAGGATGCACTTGCCGGCGGGGATGTACTGCTTGTCGTTGCCGTCGTCGTCGGTGTAGGTTTCGTCGTAGGAGATGACGCTGATGATGCGGCCGCCGATGTTCAGCTTGGCCACAATAGCAGCACCAGCAGCCAGAGTCTCAGGCTCTACGCTGCCGATCTCATAGCGGCGGTTGTTGAGCAGTTCCTTGATCTGCTCGTTGTTGACAATAGCGTCAGCTACGTCAGGAGCACATACGAGCTCGGAAGCTCTCAGGCCCTTGGCGGTCAACATGCGGATCATCACGCCGAGGTCGGCGATGATATTCGCAGAAGGATCGCTCCACTTCTTTGCGGGAGTGAAGAACGCAGGGTTCTGCTCGCCGTCGTAGAAGCGGATCTCCATCTCGTCGTTCACGTCAGCGTCGTCAGCGATGTGCTTCATTACGCAGCCGTTGTTCAGCAGAGTCTCGGCAGCCATCAGCTCCTCGCGGCGAGTGATGAACTCGCCCAGCTCGTCGGCATCCTTCAGGATGAGGGTCTGCTGACGCTGTGCGGGAGTCAGTTTGGAGTAGAGAGCTTCGCCGAAGCCGCGCTTGTTCAGATCATCGAAGCTGAGGGCACGCTTGGGAGCCACGAAGGGAGGAGTGTAGCGCTCCATCTTGTAGCCGTTGCGCAGGATAGCGACGCCACCCTTGCGAGGCGCAACGAAGGGCGCCAGCTTCTTGCTGCCGTCCTTGTATTCGACGAGCACGTCGTCGGTCGCGAACACGTCGCTCGCCACGTTAGTGGGGAAATAACGGTCGCGGAGGAAGCTGGAGGCAGGAGTCAGCTGCTCGACTGCCATCAGCAGAGTGTGGGTTTCGTAAAAGTTGAAAGGCATGTTCTTGTCCTCCTTCTTAGATTTCCACCGCGTCAGCGAAGAAGATGCCAGACTTGCGCAGGATCTCCTCGTCAGCTGCGGTGATGGTGTAGCCGTCAGTGATCACCTTGTTGCGAGCGAAGTGGCCGGAGCGGTACGCAGTAGCCACAGTCACAACGTCAGAGATCTCGACGTCGTCGGTCAGGATGTAGGTGCCGTCAGTTGCTACGAGAGCAGCCTTGGCAGCGGACAGTTCGCCGCCGGCTGCGCCGGTGACAATAGTGCCACGCTTCAGAGTGCCTTCGCCGGCTGCCAGCTTGACATGCACGACGTCAGCGACGGGGACGTTGGAGACGATCAAGCCGTCAAATTCAACAGTCCCGATGGTTTCGTTGAGTTTCTTGCTCATGGTTTCGTTCCTCCTTAATTCTTGGTGGACTTGTAGAGATTGACGATGGCGTCCACCTGAGCCGCGTCATCTGTTTCGCTGCCTTCCTCGCCGCCGTTAGGAGCTGCTCCGACGCCAGCTGCGCCGGAGTCGTCGTTGTCTGCCTTCGCGTCGTTGAGGTGCTTGGTGCCGAGAGCTGCCTGCTTCTTCATAGCTGCAAAAGCCAGCTGCTCCGCGGTCATGGGTTTCTCGCCATACTTGGCGTCTGCGATCAGCTGAGCGTCGCCCACGCTTGCCTCGATCTCCTCGATGGCCTGAAGGCGTGCACGCTCTTCCGCGATCGCATTGGTGCGAGCCTCTTCAGCTGCTTCACGCTCGATCTGAGCGATGATCTCGCCGTGCTGGGCTCTCAGTTCTGCTGCGGTCATGGGTTTACCCTCCTTGTTATTTTTGGGCTTGCTGCCCGATTTGTTGTTATCGCCGGCCGCCTTGGCGGTGGTGATACTGTTGTTCACGGGGATGGCCCCGGGGATGCGCCTGAAGGCGCCGACGTCGTGGCGGATGCCTGCGACGAGGAGCACTTTCTTGTCAGCGCTCAGAGCAGCGGCAGGGCCTTCGTCCTCGATCAGAGTGTTGGCGAAGCCGTTGTCGACTGCTTCCTGACCGACCATCCACGTCTCGCGGGTCATCATGCTGCGAAGCTGGTCGACAGCGATGCCGGTCTTGGCGTGGTAGATCTCCGCGATGGCGCGTTCGCTTGCGTCAAAATCTTTCTGGAGCTTCTTCAGGTCGGTGAGGTTGTAGTAGTCCATCAGGAGCCCGCTGACTCCGTGGATCATAATCATGCTGCCGGGGTATACCTGCACGTCGTCACCTGCGCAGGCGATAACAGACGCGGCGCTTGCCGCGATGCCTTCGACGATGACAGTCTTGGCGCCGGTGAGGCCCTTGATCGCGTTATGGATCGCGATGCCGGTGTAGAGGTCGCCGCCGCAGCTGTTGATCTTGATGGTGATGTTGCCCTTGTCCTTGACAGCTTCCAGATCCTCGAGGAAGCCCTCGGGAGTGATAAACTGTCCGGAGATAGGCTCACCAGTCCACCAGTCGACGGGCTGACGGCTCACTACGTCGCCATAAAGCAGGATCTCGCCGCTGTCGTCGCCGGTGCTTGCGATGTTCCAGAACTTCACGGGCTGGACGCCAGCAGGAGCGACGGGTGCAGGCCCGGCAAACAGTCGGGGTGCTTTACTGTGTCTCATGGTTTTCTCCTTCCTTCACAGTTTTCACGGCATCTAAAACGACCGCGCGGACGACGTTCGAGAGCTGCGGATCTGCCGCGGTTCCCGGTTGTGCTTCGCCTTGCGCGGCGCGGAGCTTCTCGTTCTCGCGAGCGAGCTGTTCCACGTTTGCGTCCCACTGGCCGCCGTTGAGCCTGATGGTCGCTTGTTCTCTGGTCGTGATACCTTCGCCGATGGCGAGGATCTCGGCCGTGATCTCCTTTGTTGGGTCGAGTTGTCCCTGAGTGGGGCCGATCCAGTCGGCGCCGAGATACGCAGCGCGGAGCGCCGGATCCGTAAAGAAGCCCGGCGCTGAGATACGTCCACGAGCGACGGCCTCGGCCAGCCACATCTCATAGATAGGCTGGCAGAAGTCGCCGACGAACCACTCGCGGCGCATCTTGAAGGCCTTCCACGCTTCCATCAGAGCCGCACGGCTCGCACTGTACGAGCTGTTGAAGGCTTTGAGAAGAAGGTCGGCAGGCACTTCCAGAGCTGCGCCCACCTGCTCGCAGATGGCACGCATGAAGCCCGAGAAGCCAGAGGCCGGGCGCTTAGGATCGGCAAAGGTGACGTCCTCGCCCGGTTCCATGATGTTGATCTGGCCGGGGCCCATCTCGTACTCGTTCGGATCTCTGCTTGTCTCAGGGAGTGAGCTCCCCACTTCGTTGAACGGGTTGTCAGCTGCGCCTGCTTCTGTCTTGATGAAGGCAGTGAAGAAGGACTCGACGAGAGCGGCGGTCAGCTCGCTCTCCGTGTATCGCCTCAGCTGAAGCAACGGCTCGATCACCTGCGCCAGATAGCTGACGCCGCGGTATTGATCCGGGCGTTCGCTCTCCATGATGTGCAGGATGTTCGGCAGGCCGGTGCGCTTGCCGTAGGCTTCCACGCGCTGCCACTTGGTTGAGGCAGCCCCGAGCTCGAAGGGGTAGGTGCTGCGGATGTGGTACGCTTCGATCATGCCCGAGCTGTTCACTTCTACGCCGTCGTATATTGTGTTGCCGTTGGCGGCCTTGCCTTGCGTGAGGAACGGCTGGGTCGTGATGCCACTGTCCGTAGGTGTTGCGATGCGGTCGGCTTCGACCAGATGGATGCGCAGCGAGTAGGGCGTGAGATCTGTGGGGTCGTATTGCTTAACGACTGCAAAGACGTCACCGCTCACCAGCCACGAAGCCAGAGCGAGCTGCTGCATCGCGTAGAAATTATTGACGCCGGTGGCGTCGCAGGCTCTCTTTCGGTCAGCCCAGAGAGCGAACTCTCTCTCGGCTTGCGCCTGCCATGCGTCCGCGGTCGCCTGATCCATGCCGAGCACTTCGCGGTCGATGCGGCTCTTCAGGTGAAGGCCGACGCCGATCACGTTGGTGCGGTTGGTCTTGATGGCCGAGGTCGCGATGGGTGCTGCCATATAGAGCATGCGGGCACGCTGTCGCAGTGTGGAGTTGTTGACGTCGATGTCCTCGCGAGGGCTTCCGCTCATAGCGTTGAAGCCCTTGGTCGCCTTCTTGTGATGGCTGGCGCCGGCGTCTCCGTAGCCTTTGTTCTGCGGGCGTGTTTGTTTGGTGCCTTGGGGGCGTTTGTTTGGCTTGCTGATGGTGCTCACCTCCTTTCAGGTGGGTGGCGGCACCCGGAGAGCAAAAGGAGCAAAAGCTCCCGGGTGTTCGCCGTATATGAAAAAAGCCTTGCGGCCTCTTTCCGAAATTACCAGTCGCGGGGAACTACCCCGACGGCCTTGCGGGCTTTGCCGCCCGAGAGCTGCGCTTCGAGTGCTGCGATCTCCTTCTTGAGCTCGTCGATCGCTGCGCGGATCTGCGCGAGATCCGTGTTGTACCTCGTGACGCTTCGAGTGCCGAGGCCGTAGCTCTGGACGCCTCCGTCCAGCATCTCCGCCTCGCGCTTGTAGTAGAGGTCGAGGCGCTTCTTGGCGCTCTCGATCTTCTCTTGGATCTGTGCCGTGGTCATGGTGTTTACCTCCTTACCAGTCGTTGAAGGCGTCGGCCGCCTTGCTGCGTTTTGTCCTTGCGCGTGCCGGAGCCTGAGCTGCCGGCGGTTTTTCCTCGAGGCCTTTGAGCCTGCGCTCGATGGCATCGAGATCCGGGTTGCAGATCTTGAAGCCCGCCATCGCGTAGTTGCGACAGTCGAGGGCCTCGTTGCGTTCATGGCCCGGTATCTTCACCCACGCCCACTGGTCGCCGCGCTTGGTGCGTGTGAGCTCCAGCTTCTCGGAGAGCAGGCCGTTGAAGAAGTTCATGTCATACCCGGCGTCCGGGTCCCGGTTGAAGTGGCAATACTTCGGCCCGGCTTCCTGCACCTTCAGGTTCCCCATGATGGCCGCCTTGCCGGCATCGACGCCGATCGTGTAGAGCCAGCAGGTGATCTTTCGGTTGTCTCTGATCGCGACTTTGGTCGGAGGAGAGACGAACGGGATGCCGTCGCCGCCTTTACCCTTGATCGCGAACACGTGCTTCGCGAGTCGTGCCCGGCATGCCTCGTACACTTCCTGAGTGAAGTGGCCGCCGGAGTCGACGCAGGTGACGGAGATCTTCAGGCCTCTGCCGTTCTTGAAGGTGTAGACGTGGTCGATCACGCCATCGAGGCGCTGCCACACTTCGGCGGTGTCAGGTCGTCCGGGGATGATGCCCTTCACGACGCCCCACGTCTCGCCGTATTTGCCGTGGGCGACGACTTCGTACTCGAGGCGGTTGTCCTGAGTGTCGACGCCGCAGGTCAGCACCAGCGCGCCGTCCGGAAGTTCCACCGGCGTGCCGTCCGCTTTGGTGCCGTAGTCCTCGCGCCTTGCGAGCATGGTGTCCTCGTCCTCGAGATCGCCGCGATCTTCCCAGAGCTGGCCGA